ATGTAGCCTGTAGCTCTCCTCTATAACCACTATCGATTACTCCAACTGAATTACTCAATTGTAAGTTTGTTTTTCTGATAGATGAACGAGGAAATACTAATCCTACAAATCCTTGAGGTATTTCTAATGAGATACCCAGTCCATATGTTATAGAACCTAATGTTTCACCTATAATCGTTGTCGCAACTAAATCCATCCCAGCATCTCCACTTTTTGCATAAGATGGGATAACTGCATTAGGATGTACTTTCTTAATCTTTACTTTCATAATATCTTCTTCTTACTTTTGCACCCAATTCTTCATTGTTAGGTGTATCTAAAATTGTTCTTTCATCTATTGTTATTAGGTTTCTACTACTTGCCATATAACATTGTCTACATAATTGTCCAGCTCCTTCAACATATCCAATTCTGAAATCTATATGAGTTGTTTTAAGTGTATCAGTTTCTACTCCACATTGAATACACGTTTCAAAGATATCAAATTCATCTTTTGGAAATAATTCTAATTGCTTTCCCATATTATTCTTTTATTTTAAATAAATCATATTTTTTTCTAGGTTCCCAATTTTCAAATGCAGTTTCCATTCCTTCGATTAATGTATCACACATTCTTTGTGCGTGATATCCATTAGGCCCTTTAAAGAATTCATGTCCAATCAATCCTCTTTTCTTTCTTTCTTCTTTAGGAATATCATACCAGAATCTCATAGCTTTTGCTAAATCTACAATATCAATTTTATCATCAATAATGTATGGAGTAGGTACTGAACCTGTCATTGTTTGTGCTCTTGCCCATAATGGTGTAACCCATTCTCCCCAAGTTACCTTATCTTCCCATTCTCTCCAATTGTGAAGTGAACCAATTCTATAATAATCTTCATGTGTAATTAACTCACCACTATCTTTAAAACGGAATCCACATTGGTCTTGTAATCCACCGGTTGTCAATACAATGATTGGTGTACCAGCCATTACCGATTCAGCAGTTCCTAACCCAAATCCTTCGTTACCACAAATATTAATTGAAACATCTGAAATATTTAAAACCTGATTAAGTTGTTCTGTTGAAAGTTTTCCTGTTGAGAATTTGATATTACAATCAGGTGCCAATCTTTGGATAACCGCAGGTAAATCTGTACCATTCTCATCCACAGGTTGAGTATGCATCAATAATAATACTTTATCCTTTTGTTCTTCGGTTAATCCATCACAGAAAACTTTATAAGCCCAAATCACATCTGATGCTTGTTTTCTACGAATATTTCTATTTGACCAATGGAATACAAAATCATATTTCTTTCCTTCAAAAATCTGATTCTTAAATGCTTCTAATTCTGCACTATCTTCTAATGGTTTATATAAGTTAGATACACCATGTGGTACATACGATACTTGCCAATCTTTTCTAGGAATCCAGGTTTTTCCGTTTTCTAATTGCCCAACTCTTTTGGTAATACCATAAGTTTGCTTAGAAATACAACCAATCCAGTCGCAACTTTCGTAATAATCTCTGTTATAGTGTGGGTCTGGTAAATCATCCCAAATGTGATAAAAGAAAATTGGTGTGGTTTGTCTGATTTCATGTTCGATATCATATAACCAAATCCAATATCTAGGGTCTGTAAAGTGTAGAATTGCATCAGGATTATGCTTTTCCATTAATTGTTTAACGATATTGTAATCACCATATCCACTATATGGATAAATTGTTACATTACCTTCGGTTAGTCCAGCAACTCTTCTTGCATCTTCTGAAACATCAACTATTTTTCCTTGCTCAGGATGATTAATCGCTGCACCAACTTGAATCCAATCGTATTTGTGTAAACTACCTAATACTAATTCTTTTGACATTGTGGCTATACCACTATGCATTCTTAAATCATCTGATAAAAGTAAGATTGTTTTTCTTTTGTTCGCCATAACTTATTAATAATCTCTTTTTAAAATTGTGAACCTGATATTTGTAATTCTCCGAATGAGTCAATCTTCTTTTTGAAAATTGGGTCTTCTACATAAAGTGTAAGTGAGCGGTTAACTAATTTTTGTAAACTCATCTTATCATCTAATGTAGTTCTCTTAAATGAAGAATACAAATCTCTAAGGATTTTCACACTTGTTAATTTTACATCCATATCGTTTTGTATTTGTATATATAGATATATATATATGTATTTTTAATAAAACGATAAGTTTTTTGAATATTTTTTTAATCTTTATAAAGTGGGCAAAGTTTTCTTTCTTTGAACTCACACCAATTACAAGATGTTCCTTTTTTAGTTGGATAATCTATATCTCTATAGTTTCCCTCTTCATCGAATACTGTATTTACAAATTCCATAAATCCATTCCATGCTTTGTTTACCGATGGTTTACCACTTGCTGGCACATGCTTTGATATACGGGGAATGGGATAATCCGCATCTTCTTTAACTTTTCTTTTTAAGATATGAAATTCTACTTTAACCTTATCTTCACTTATGTTATATTTTTCAGCGTAGAATTTTTTGTATATAAGAATTTGTGCATTCTTAATTGGGTCTGATTTCTGATATTTACTCCAACCCGCAGTTGATGTTTTAAAATCTATAATTGTAACCGATTTATCCCACGTATCTCTAACGATAACATCGACAAATCCTATAAAGTTTACATTCTCTTTAATTTGCATATTAAGTGGTAACTCAATAGCAACTAATTCAAATCCTTTCTTATTAAAAAAACTACTTAATTTAGTTTTAAAATAATGAATTATCTTTCTACCATCTCCATAGAATTCTTCCAACTCTTCTTTTGTGCAAGGATATTCACCTTCACCTAACTTCTCTTTTTCTTTGTTGAAATTTTCAACTAATCTCTTTCCTAACAATCCATCTAAATCTAAAGCCATTGCAGCAGTTTTAGTGGTGTTATACATTATATCCAAAAAGTGTTGTAGAGTTTCGTGCATAGCAGTACCAAATATCAAATGTATATTTGCGTTTGATATCGATAACTTATCTATATAATTTAATTTGTATTGCTGTGGACAGGTTGACCACATTGAATATTGCGAAAACGAAACTCTTCCCATAAATTATTTTTTACCTTTTTTTACTTTTTCTGTTTTTGGAACTTTCTCTTTCCCCTTAAATCCATACTTTTCTTTCAAGTACTTCTTATACTCTTCTCCTTCTTTAATACAGGTCAGTATATGGTAATAATCTATAGCAGTTGATTTTGAACAAGAGTATTCTTGTTGTAATAATTGAACAATCGACTCATCAGATGTTTCCTCAGATTTACCTTTTATATATCTAAAATAATATCTACCGGATGGTATCATCCCAATAAGTAATTTATAGAATATTTCAGGTTCCATTGTTTGTGTTAATGGTTGAACCTGCGCAATTAAATCTACAAAATCATAATTCATCGAAAGAAATCTATGAATCATATAATTACTCCAAGTCTTCTTATCTTCTTCCGATAAATCTTTGAAGTAATCAGGTTTTTGGTCTTTTGATATTGCGTTTAAATGGTCAAATAATGTTTTAGCCATTAGCCTTTGATATAAGTGTTATAAAATTTTTGTTTAAATTGTTCATACCCAATTCTACAATTTTCCAACCAGTCTTCAGTTCCTCCATCATCACTTACCCATTTGTAAGAAGTGATAGGTATTTTGAACTCTCTGCAAACTCGAGTGATTGAGTACAGTTCCATCTCAAAGATACTACAATTATTTAATAATTCCAACTTTTGAGGAGGGAAAGATTTAATTTTATCCTTTGTTATGAATGTTTCGGTTGTGAAGCATTTAACTCCCATATCCATCACAGGAAAAGAACCACCATCTTCTTCAAAAGGTGTAACTGAATACCTAACAAATGGTTCGGCATCCATATCACCATTGAATACTTCTTTTACAGTTACTAATGTTCCCTTTTCTAATTGGAATGAACCACAGCTTCCAAAATTACATACAAATTTAGGTTTATATTGTTGGATAGCCATAGCAGTTTTATATCCTGCATTTATCTTACCAACTCCAGTATGAATTATCGGCGAACCAAACAGAGTAGTTTCTCCATTTGATTCATCCGGCAATGCAC